GGTCCGTCGGCGACCCGATCGCGGTCGCCGGGATGAGGATGTCTTCGCCGAACAGCGCCGCGGCGGTCTCCGACGCGGCCGAGCCCTTCAGCGCCGCCGCCGAAGCTGCCGTGCCGATGGAGTAGTCGCCGGTCGGCGACACGTTCGAATCGATCTGCGGGATCGCGAAGCGCGAGAGCACCGGAACGAGCGTGTGTCCCGCCGGGATCTCGCCGATCTGGATCAGGTCGTTCTGCGCGATGGCGGCAGGGCGGATCGACGCGTCCGCGAGGTCGAAGACGAACGGCCAGATGAGCAACACGCCTGCGGTGTTCGCGATCGGCGCCTCGCTCTGCTTGGGGTTGGTATGCGTGGTCATGGTGATACCTCGAAGCGGAAAGGAAGGTTCGCGGTGCACGCGCGGCGCTACGGCCGCGCGTGCAGGTCAGGCCGTTACGCCTCGGGGTCGACGGCGTAGGTGTCGAGCGCGTACGAGCCGAAGTCGGCGTTCTTGAAGCGCGACTTCTTCATGCCGAGGATCGTGCCGCTCGTGATGACCACCTGGTTGCCGCGGTCTTCCGTCTCTTCGTTCCAGTCGAAACGGAGGCCCGAACCCGGCGAGCCGAATGCCATGAGCATGGCCTGGCGGCCCATGAACACGGCGCGCGCCGCAGGCTGCAACGTGTCGGCGCCCGCGTTGTTGAAGCGGATGACCGCTTCGTGGCTGTGCAGCACCGTGCCGTTGTACATGCCGAGCGCACCCGTGAAGATCGGGTTGTCGGTGCCGCGACTGTTCGCCGCCTTCTGGATGTCGATCCACTGCCCGGTGTTCGTGTTCGTGCGCAGGTCGTATTCCTGGAACGGGTGCATGACGCACACGAACCGGTCCTCGCCGTTGATCCGCATCGGACGGATGCGGACCTTGCCGTCGCTGCCGCCACCCGAGGTCTTCGCCTTGGTCTGTGCGCGGTCGAGCAGCTTCAGCGACATCTGGTCGTTGTTGCTGATGGTCGCGAAGCTGTCGGCGTCGCCGCCGTAGAGCACGTGCGCGGTGTCGGGCGACTGCAGGGAGTTGCCCGCGAAGCCGGCGTAGTCCGTGTCCTCGATGAAGTCCTCGTTGATGCCACGGGCACCGGCGAGGTAGATCATCGTGACTTCGTCGCTCCAGCGAGCCCACCACTCGCCCATCTTGCTGCGGGCGATCGCGCGCAGGTCGTGCAGCGTGCGCTTGCGGGTCATGCGGCCGCCGGCGTTGACGCCGCAACGGACCTGGTCGATCGAGACCTTGTCCGTGAACGGCTGCAGCGCCTCTTCCTTGCCGCGGATGACGTCGTCGCCGTAGGTCGGCTTCTGCTTCAGCTGGCCGAAGAGGGTGACGGTGACGGTGTCTCCGGCCTCGCTTTCGAGTTCCGTGAGCACCTGGATCGGAGTGCGGGCGTCTTCGCTCTTCGACATGAAACGCGAGCCGAAGTAGCTCTCGCGCGCCATGTCCGTGAACAGGACGGCGGACCACCGCTTGACGGCGATGGGATGGTTGATGCCGACAATGGTCTGAGCCATGGGTGTGACCTCTGAGTTGTAAGGGGTCGGCACTCATGCGCCTGGGGTGTCGTCGCGACGCTCATGCGTCGTCGATTAGGGGCCGCGGCGTAGGACCGCGCGCGGCTCTTGTTCCGGTGCTACCTGTGCCGGCGCCGCGGGTTTCTCGGTCCGGCGTTGCGGCTTGTCGAGAGACGGCGGATCGCCACCAGCTTCGTGCAGCGCGATGTCCTCGCTGCTGTCGATGCGCAGACGCGTGCGCTGACCCGTCTTGCGCTCGATCCGGACGATGGTGTTCGCGCCGATGCGGATCGAGTCGCCCGGGCCTGCGTCGAGCATCAGCGCCATTCGTCACTCGCCGCGCGTGTTGGCGCCCGGGGCGTCTCGCAGGAAAGCGTCCACCTTGTCGCGCGGCAGCCGCGCGACAGCGTCCTCGAGATCCGAGATGCCCATCTCGTCGAGCGAAGCGAAGGACGACCGACCCGGATCGATGCCGGCGGCGGCGGGCGCGTCGCGCACCGTTGTAGGCACTTTCGTCGGATCGGTCGCGCGCGCCCTGGTGGCGTCCGCGACGGCCTTGTCCGCCGCGGCGGCGCCAGTCGGCGTGTAGTTGAACGCCTCGAACGCAACGGCCTCCGCTTCCTTGAGCAGGTCCGCGGCGCTCAGCCCGGGCTTCGCCGTGTCGATCGCGATGATCGCTCGCTGCATCGCGTCGCGGCGAATCGGATTGGACATGAACGCGGCGTTCTGCTTCTCCCACGCGAGCGCGGCAGCGTTGAAATCCGACGTTGCGGCCGCCGCGGTGCGTGCCTGGCGGTCTTCCCAGACCGCCAGCTTGGCGCCGAACGTGGCCCGGTCGTTCGCGAGTGCCTCGAGCTCGTCGCTGATCTTGTCGAGCGCGGCGTCACGTTCGTCCTCGTCGATGGTGCCGGCCTTGAGCTGGTCCGCCAGCGCCGTCCGCCGCTCGATGATTGCCTTGCGCTCCGCGTCGAAGTCGCGCCCCGCTTCCGGCTTCGGGTCCGGCACTTCGACACGCGCCGCACCCTTGTCGTCTCCGGCTGCGGCTGCAGCGGCGCCGGCGTCGCCGGCGTCGCCCTTGGTCGCATCGGCGGCGGCATCGGTTTCGACCTTCGCTTCGTCTGCGCCCTTCGCGGCATCGCCTGCGGCACCGGCGTCGGTGTCACCGGAGCCGTGCGCGGCCAGCTCGTCGGCCGCTTTCTGCTCTTCCGGTGTGAGCTGACCGCCGTCGATCAGCAGGTCGTTCTGCTTGGTTTCCTGTTCCTTCTCCGTGCTCACGTTTCGCCTCACTGTTGGGGCGCGGGTTGCGCGCCGTTCACTTCGGGTCGGTACAGACGATCAGCTGCTGGCGCCAGCGGAAGGAGCGCGGCGGTGAGCCCTGCGGTGTCGAGCGCAGCGCGCTTTCCTTCGACGGTCGACTTGCGCGCATCCGCCTCGTGCTTGTCGGCCTGCGCGTTGTTGAGCCTGATCTTCGATGCGGTCTCGGCCGTCGCGAGGTCGCGCTGCTGTTGCTGCTCGCTGGCCTGCTGTTGGCGTGCGGCCACCATCTCGGGGGTTTCTTCGGTTCCGGGTGCCGGCTGGCCGTTCATTGCGCGAATGCGCTTCGTGAGCTCGCCCTTGTTCGGGATGTCGGTGAGGTCGACCGCGATGTCGAGCAGCTGGATGCCCATCTGCGGGTCCATGCGCCCGATCATCTCGAACAGCGTCTCGGACAACGCCATGCGCACCGTTTCGCGATAGTCCATCTGGTCAACGATGAAGTCGGCCTCGCTCGCGGTGATGTCGTTCTCCCACAGCACCTGGCCCGTCGCGGGATCGTAGGCCGGCTGGTTGATGCGCACCCACTGCAAGCCGCCGTCGGCGCCGGAGATCCTGATGACCTTTGGCAACGACATGAACTGCTCGCAGTTGGCGAGCGTCTTCGTGCCGCTCTCCTGGATCGATTCGCGGAAGTTGTCGAATAGCTGCGCGGTGTTGACGCTGCCCTGCTGCTGCTTTGCGAGGATCGCGCGACCGCTCTGGTCGCCTGTGCTCGCGCCGGTGTTCTCGCGCGTAACGCCGCTGGCCTCGTAGATGTTGGCCTTCGCCTCGGCCAGCATGTTGATCTGCGCGGCAGCGAGGTCGGTTTGCTTCTCGATCACGAAAGCATCGATCTTCCCAGACTTCAAGCGAATCTCGCCATCGGGGCGCTTTGCCTCTTCGAGGTTGCGCGCCTCGTCCGCTTCGTCCATCGAGTCGACTTCGTACTTGACGCGGTTCGTGCTGATGTCGAAGAGGATCTTCGAGCGCCGCTTGTTGTACTCGTCCGCCGAATCACGGCATGGTCGAACCATGCCGTACGGCATTCCGTCGCGGTGTCGGCGGTAGCCCCAGCACGGCGTGAACGGGTACTTGTTGTGCTTGTAAGGGCTCCGCATCACCTTCAGCAGAGCGCCCGGCGTCCAAAGCGCGACCCAGATCTCCTCGCTGACGCTGTCGACGAGGCTCACCGTGCCGTTGCCGACAGCCGCCGACATCGCCGAGTTCGAGCTGTCGTACCGCTTCCCGTTGTACTCGTCGTCGTCGCACACCATGAGCTTGGTGCCGACGGCCTTCTTGAACCACGTCTCGACCAGCAGCACGCGTGGGCGGTTGCCGCGATAGGTACCGTTGCCCCACAGCGACACCGTTCCGCTGCGACCATACGTGAGCGGGTTCACGCTCCCATAGAACATCTGCGGAAGCGTCGTCTCCAACTCGAGCATCTCCATGCCGGGGTCGAGCGTCGTGCAGGCGCGCGCTTTCAGTTGGTCCGCGCGGCCGGGGAACATCGCGACCGCGTAATCGCAGTCGGTGTACTTCACCCGGTGGAGGTAGCGGCAGTCGCGCAGGATGCGATCGCGGCTGTACGGATCCCACCACATCGCCTTCCAGTCCTGGTGGCGGTGCGTGATCGGCTCCTCGAACTTGTCGTTGTTGTAGCACTCCTCCGTCCAGCCGATGCCGACTTTCACCATGTCGGTGAACTGGTCGCTGCGCTGGAAGCCGCTACCGTTGACGTCGGAGATGAACTTCAGCACCTCCTTCTTGACCTGAGCGGCCTTGACGTCGTCTTCGAGGCGCGGCTTCACGTCCCAGTCGATGCGCGTGCGGCGCTCGGTGCCGATGACCCAGTCGCAGACCTGTTTGATGAGCGGGAACGCGAGCGGCGCTTGGCCGCGGTCGAGCAGCACCTGCGCATCTTCGGCGCGCCACGGATTGTTGTCGTAGTAGTCGGCGTCGATCAGCTGCTCTGCGCGATTCTGCGCGTGCGCGTCGCGCGCCTCGGCCCAGAACATCTCGAGCTGGGCCAGCAGCGCGCGATTCTCTTCGTTGTCGAGCGGATCGACAGAGGTCGAGGACGACGGGTTGTCCGGAGAGGCGGGGCCGAAGCCGTCGCCGGCGCTCTGGCGCCCCGTCTCGATGTATTCGGCCATCAGTGCGTGGTCCGCTTCCCGTCGATTTCGGTGAAGAACTCGAGCCCTTCCTGCGCGCAGCTTTCGAGAAACGCATCGAGCGACCGATCCTTGAACAGCTCCGGATCAGGACGGGCGTTCTTCAGGTCCTCAAGGAAGTCCAGGATCGCGTCGAGGAGGCGGAAGCAGCCGTCGCGCGTCGCGAACGCGTAAACGCGGTCAGCGATCGGCGGAATGATCGTGTGCATCGCGTCGCGCTCGGCATATGCCCAGAGGTCGCCCATCGGGACGAAGACGCCGTATTGCGGTCGGTTCACCTGATAAACGAAGAGCGCCGCTTCCCGACGTCGGCCGGTCTTGAAGTCGCCGTAGTGCAGCTCGACGACGAGGTCGCCCTTCCGCCCGATGTGCGAGTGCCGGGTGGTGCGCGCGTCTTGCCCGTCCGCGAATCGCTCGGGCACCAACAATCCTTGGCGATTCACAGGCGCGTCGCCGTGTACTGCACCCACGGATCGTCGATGCCGAATAGCGCAAGGCGCACGGCGTAGACGAGAGTCTTGTAGCGCGGCATCAAGTGGTTCTCCAGCTTCCGGCGCGGCGATCGCGGCGGCGCGAGTTGGTGACTTCGTCGTTCACGCCGTTCAGCGGGAAGCCTTGCGCGAACATCCGGAAGGCGTCGGCTCCGTTGGACGCCCAGTTGTGCAGCGGGTAGTCGTGCCACGCGCTCGTGGTCTCGTTCCACTGCTTCTGGTAGGACTCGAGTGCCGGCAGGCCACCACGGCCCTCGCCTGGCTTCATCTCGCCGCAGCGCGTGCGATCGAAGCGGCAGCGCGACAGCGCTTGCCGCACCATGTCGATGCCGTCGCCGATGTTCGGGATGCGCTCGACTAGCTCCGTCGGTTTCACGCCGAGGTTCTCGAGGACCTGCAGGCGCGTGAGGTTGCCGTTGCCGCCCCACTCGGTGTTCACGCCGTCGTGCGGCAAGTAGTGGCGACCGTAGCGGTAGCCGCGATCCTTGAGCACGCCGGCGTAGTGCGCCGCCTGCTCGCCCGAGTTTTCGTAGAAGTCGATGAAGTGGTGCCACGGCCCGATCTGTTGGTGGAACCAGATCGCAGTCGTGTCGTTCATGCCGATGTCCCAGAACGTGTTCACCGGCACACCGGGGATCACGGGCAGGTCGCAGATGCGGCCTTCCTTCTGGGCTCGGACTAGCTCCTTCGCGTAGTACGCACCCTCGACTGCCTGCTCGAACGCCTCCTCCGGCGTCGACGGGTGCTCGCGCTTCATCTTGTCGCCTTGCTCTTCGGCCTTCTTCGCGTACCACGCGCGCTGGCCGGCATCGAGCTCGATGCCGTGCTCGGCTTCGAGCTTCTCGAAGTAGGCGGCGAGTTCGGGCGGGATCGGCACGCCGTCGGGAGGCAACGTGTTGACCGGGTCCTCGTGCCAGGCGAAGAAATGGAACCGGTAGTCCATCGCGGTGAGCTTCGCCGCGCCCGCATCGACCAAGCGATTCAGCTGCATCGCCCGGGTTGTCATCGTGTAGAAGTCGCCGGTGCGCCCGTGCGCGGTCGACTCGATCGTGACGATGCAGTTCGGCGCGACCGTGTTCAGCGCGCCCGACTTCACTTCGCCAGCGCGCTGCGGGAAGAACGCGCACATCGGCCCGTATTCGGAGATGTGGAGGAATTGCAGCGTGCCGCCTCGGTGGCTGAGGCTCACCGTGATGGTCGAGTGGTTTTTGAACTCGATTTCGCCGGTGTTGTCGCGTCGAACGATCGGGCGCTCGGCCTTGATCCAGTCCGGTAGGCGGTCGTATGCGAACAGGATCTTGTTGCGGAAGACCTTCTGGGCGTCCTCCACGCGGTGCATGACGATGCCGCACGCGGTGTTGCTGCGGAACAGCGCCGTGTCCAGCGCGAGCAGCGCGGCGAGCGTCGTGAAGCCGTGCTGGCGCGACTTCAGCACCAGGTTCCTGTTGTGCAGGCTCGCGAGGTATCGCTTCTGCGCCCGATTGGGCGAGAAGCGGATCGTGTTACCCCACTTGTCCTCGATCCAGTAGAGGTTCGAGAGGCGCCAGTTTCGATCGGCTAGCAGCTTCTTCAGGCGGTCGCGCTGCGCAACCTCGGGATCAACCGCCTTCTTCGGCATGGCGCGTCGGCAGCCCGGTGTCGGCGCCGTCGATCTCGTCGAGGATTGCGCCGATCGTTCTCACGGGACCCCCGTCCTTGCCTGTGAGCTCGACTCGCTTGCGCAGAAGGCCGGCGTGCTCGGCCAGCATGCGCAGGTGCGCGTCCTGGTCGGCGGTGAGCACCTGCAGGCCGTTCTGCGTGACCTTGACGCCGCGATACAGCATCCGAGCCTCTGGGCTCAGCTCGCGCGTGTCCTTCGCGAATTCCTTGAGCTGCCCTTCGCCGAAGCACTCCGGGCAGTTCGCGTGTGGATCGCGTCGTGGGTCCCAACCGATGCCGCCCTCCTCGTCGAACTCGTCCTTCAGCTCGGCCGCGCGCTCGGCGTTCGGTTCGGCGTCGTCGATCTTCTTCTCGAACTCCTCGCGGTGCTTCTTCAGCTCCGCCGGCGTTCGCTGGTAGCGATGGTTGCGGCCGTAGCAGTACCGGCAGCAGCAGCGGCGCAGCTCGATCAGCTCGTTCGCGTCCGCCGTCGCGATCGCGCGGATGCGCGCGAGCACCTGGTCGGCGTCCAGGCCGGCGCGCGCCAGCCGCGCAGCCATCGCCTCCTCGACCTTGGCTTCGACGACCGGATCCGTCAGGAGGCGCGAGGCCTCGAACCGAGCGGACTCCGGGCTGAAGCCGGCGGCAATGGCGGCCCGCCGGCCATTGAAGTTGTTGGCGATGTACTCGATGGCGAACACGTCGATGCGCCGGTCGCGCTTCGACCGCGCCGATGTTGCGGTTTGTTGCCGAGGCTTCGCTGCCTTCGCAGGCGCCTTGCGCGCCTTCTTGGCCGGCTTCTTCTTGGTGGCCATAGGCCGTTTCGGTCACCGCCCGGAATGCGCGCGCCCGGGCTTCAGCTGTTCAAGCAGGTAGCGCTCGGTGCGTTGCCGCGGCGGTTGGCACCACCGCGGCAACGGGACAGAGCGGTCGGCGCGCCAGACTCGCTCCAGCCGGTCGAAGGCCTCGCGCGAGCGAGCGCGGTCGACCGTCGGGCACGCGAGCACCGACACGATGCGGTCAACTGGTCGGCGGAGCCGGCAGCGGCACCGGCGGACCACCGGAGCCGAGGCTCTGGTTGTTCGCGTGGATCGCATCCGCGAGCGCGTTCGCGGCCGCGTGCTCTTCCGGCGTCGGCTCGCGGTTGGCGTCGACGATGCCGTTCGCCCACGCGATCCACGGACCGATCGTCGCGTCGAACGCGGCCTTGTCGAGCGTGACGGTGCCGATGGTGTTGACCAGCTGCGTGACGAGCGCGCCGGTCTGGCCGCCGATCGAGCCGGCGAGCGAGGCGATGAGTGCGAGCAGTACCTGGATCATTGCGATTCCCCGTTCTTGGCGTTGATGAGGTCGACCTGGCTCTTCACCGGCGGCGACTCCCCGAGCTTCTTGAGCGCTTTCAGCGCGTCGTCCGCCTTCGCCTTCGCTGCGGCGTCGCCGGCGGCGGCGTCCGCGGCCTTGGCTGCGGCGTAGGCGACCTTGTCGGCGTGCAGCACCTGGTCGTTCACCGCTTTCGTCTTGCACGGGTACACCGGCGGTGTTGCGCAGGGGTCGAGGCCGAGGTACTGGCCGGCGAAGAAGCCGCCCGCGGCGTACGCGACGAGCGCGGACGTGCCGGCGTTACCGGCGGTCGTGGGCTTGTGCAGCGTGCCGCTGGTCGCGCAGCCGCCGAGCGCGAACGCGCACAGGACGATCAGCGCCACGAGGGCGCCGGTGATGCGAGCTTTCATGGAGCCTCCTACGGGCTTTGGTTGTCATCTGCCGGCGGGTCGCCGGGCAGCGTCTGCTTCAGCACGCGCGCGATGCCGGCCGCGATCGTTGCAATCGCCGTTCCGACGGCGAGCGCCTGCTTGAACCAGTCCGGGAAGAGCGCTTGCGTGGAGAGCGGAAGCGCCTGCACTGCCGATAGGCTCAGCGCGAGCGCGCCGGCGAGTGCGATGAAGCGGATCGACCAGAGCTTCCACCAGTCGTTCGCGTTCGGGATGAGCTGCGGCATGGCGAATGGCTCCTATGTGCCGCGCTGGCGCGGCATCCGTGGTCGAATCGTTACTGGCGCCATGCGGCGATCTGGCAGACGCCCGCGGGCCCGGCCGAACACTCGAGCGTCGAGTTCCGGTCGGTGAGCATCATGTTCACGTAGTAGTCCGTCGCCGGCTTGAGGTTGCAGGCCGTTGCCGGGCTGGTGCCGGCGAACTGCCAGATCACGAAGTCGGTGTCGGCGCTCGGCACGTCCTTGCGCAGGCAGCCCGGCGTCGGCAGGTACTTGGCGAAGTCACCGCACGCGCGTGAGATCGCGAACGTGACGTTCGGCGACGCGATGGCGGTCGGGTTGACGAACTTGCTCGCGAGCCGCGGGTCGACGACGTCCGGCGTGCGGAAGTGGATGCCGACGTAGTTGCCGCGCTTGAACGACAAGAACACCGGCGCGGAGCCGCCGACGCCAGGCCACGGCGTGACGGGCTCGCGCGGGTCGACCGTCCCGTGGCCCCAGACGTTGTCCCACTCGGTCAGCCAGACGACGGGCTTCGTCGCACCCTGCGCGCTGTAGCGCAGCTGGGTGGTCGTGATCCGCGTGAGCGTGCCCTGCGGCGTCTCGATCGAGGCCGGGCAGCCGACCGGAATCGGAGGGTCGAATCCGTTCGTGAAGATCGACGGCTGCTGCGCGCGAGCGCCGGCAACGGCCACGAGCGCGAGCGCGAGCAGCGCGGCGAGCAGGATCCGCATGGGAACTCCGTCAGGGTGCGGGCGCGGTGCTGGCCGAGCCGGCCTGCACGTTGCTGAAGTTGGGCTTGAGCGCCGCCTTCGCGCGCTCGTAAGCGGCGACGCGATCGGACCAGCCGTTGTGGCCGCCGTTGACGCGGCGCGTAACGCGGTCGAAGCCGCTGAGCTCGCCGACGTCGGCGAGCTCGTTGCAGCCGTGGGCTTCCCACCACCAGCACGCCGAGAGCGCCGCGTCGCGCGTGCGCTCGAGGTACTGCGGGTGCGCGATGTAGTCCTCGCCGAGCGCCTTGCTCGCGGCGGCGTAGTTCGCGCGCCCGGTGATCTGGATCAGGCCGCGTCCGCGGAACAGCGAGCCGTCGCCGGGGTGCGTGTTGCCGAGGGCGGCGCGCCCCTCGTAGCCGCGCTGATCGGGCGTCGGGCCCCAGATCTCGACGGTGTGCGCGAAGCCGCCCGACTCGTGCGTGATCGTCGCGAGGAACTGCGCCTGGCGCTCGAACGTGTTGATCGCATGGGCGGCCATTCCCTCCTGCAGGTGCGGCAGGAACATGGACAGGCGCAGCGCGCGGGCGCTCGGCGCGATCGCGAGCAGCTGTTCGATCGTCAGCATGGTCAGATGATCTGGTTCGGGCCGTCGATGTCCGTCGGCGCGCTACGCGCCTCGACGTGCTCGATGGGCACGATTTCCTTGAGGGTGCGGATGCCGCGCGCGAACCGCGCGTGGTCCACCGTTCGGTACTCGCGTCCCTGCAGGTGCAGCATCGTCGGCGCGATCGACTCGAGCACGTCGGCGATCGCGCCCATCAAGGTCGCGTCCGTCGTCGGCGGCTTCTCGAGCGCGGCGAGGCAGCGGCGCAGCAGCGCGGCGAGTTCCTTCTCGCGCGGCGTGGCGTTGCTGTTGTGTTCGGTGAGGTAGGCGGCCGTGCGTACCTGCTCGGCCAGGAGCGGCAGCTTCGGCATCAGGACTGCCGGGACGACCGCAGGTCATGCAGGCATTCGAGGACTTCGTCGAGCTTCGCGTCGGTGCGACTCATCTGCGCGTTCGTGATGGCACGCTCGGCGGCGAACCGCTCCTCGAGCAACGCCTTCACGGTGCGCATCTCGGCCGGGCGAATGTCCTGCTCCACGGAGGTCATACGTTCCTCCAGCGCCGTGAGGCGTCGGTCGGTGCGCCCCTGGTGCCCGCGCGTGAGTGTGATCTGCCAGACCTGCAGCAGGATCATGATCGTCACGCCGACGACCAGCGGCAGCACGGCGGGGTACGACGGCATGCCTCAGTTCTCCGGGTGCTCGAGCTTGCCGACGCGGTGCTTCAGGTCGTCGAGCTCGCGATCGCGGCATGCGCGCAGCTGCGCAACGCACTCGGCCCGCGCCTCCGCGCGAGCATCCGCGCTGGTGTCGTGCGAGCCGTTCTCGATGATGCGGGCGGTCGCCCAGCTCACCGAGGACACCAGCAGCGTGAGCGCGGCACCGGCGTACAGCCTCTGCAGCCAGTCGGCATTGCGGCGCGTCATCGCTTCTTCCTGCGTGTATGGCCGACGCGTGGCGTCGGGCATGTCCGGGCATCCGGCTGGGAAAGCCACGCCGCGACGTCGATCAGACCACTCACGACGCCTAGGTCGTGAGCCCCAAAGGGGCCAGCCGACCCGCACTGCCGGTGTTACTCGACGCGAGCGGCTAGGCTCGCGCGATGGTGCGCCACCTCCGGCTGGGCGCAATGTAGGTGCGCGCGCCGTCAACGGAGCGGCGCGCGCGGGCGTCTTCGCAGGACGCCGGATCGTCTTGCAGCGGACCGCGCGCTATTCGGGCAGGCGGTGCTGGCTCTGGGGAGCGTGGGACGTCTCACGACGACCAGACGATCGACCGGCACAGGGGTGGGCCGGAAACGACGAAGCCGCCTCGCGGGCGGCTTCACTTTTTCGCATCTGGATTGAATGCGGGCCGGATGTGGGGCCTACGCGAGGCGTAGAGTCAACTTCGGCACACTACGCATTCATAGCCCTACTCGGTTCCCGAAGTCAAATGCGGTTCGCATTTGCTGGATGCTGGATCAGATGCGTCGTTCACCGGCCCTGGTTCGACGCTCGCCTTCACGTTGCGTTTTGTTGGGGTACTTCCCCCCTTCGCCGCTGCGCTGCGGGCGAGTTCTTTAGCGTGTTGCAGCACTACAAGCATCCGGTCGGGTTCGTGCGACCACGGGAGTGACTCGCGAAACGCCTGCGCAATCGCCCAATCCTGCGGCTCTCCGTTGGAAACGGCTGGCGGCGTGGGGGCGGCGGCGAGCATGTGTGGCCACGCTCGCTGGAAGTAGAACGCGCCGATCCAGTCGCCGCGATCCTGTGATGCGGAAGCCGCATCAAGCATCGCCTGAGTTGGCACCTTCGGCACCAGCACGAACCCCTCCGGAACGCTCCCTCGGATCTCGCTTGCGCCGGGAGCGGTGGATTCGATGAGCACGAAACGGCCATCCTCCATTTCGGCGACGGGACGAATCCACGTACGGCCGTCCGATCCGCGGTAGATGTAGCAATCGGCCAGCGTAGCTTCGATGATGCAGCGGCCGAGCACGCGATAGGTGTGCTGCGTTTTCTTGTGCAACACGATGTCGTCGCGGGCGAACGACAGCGCGGCGGGGGGATTAGTAGCAACTGACGTTGCTCCTGCCTCCTTCGTGGATCCTTTGTCGTTGGCTTTCGCGTGCATAACACCTCCGTGGCAATCGCGCTTCATGGCAGCACCCGGTGGGGATGGGACGAAGGCACGAAAGGCCACGTTTCGCTCTCGGTTTCCACCACAAACGCGGTGTCATGCGACCTGCGCCAGCGGGCGACTGGCGGCGTCATCCCGACATACCTTGTGGTGCCGATAACACGCTCGCCGTCGATCAGCGCCTCGATCTTGGTGCCATCCGGATAGCACGCCTTGATCCGCTCGGACGCCTCCAACAGGATGCGCTGCGGTTCGTCGTTGGCGCGGAGTTCGTGGGATTCGTTGGGGGTCATGACAGCCTCCATCGCAGGTTGTTGCGCGTGCCAGGCAGGCGCTTAACGACACCGTCGCGCTCCATGCTCTTGAGTTCGATTCGCGCTGCGCGGCATGACTTCCCGATTGCCTGCGCAACATCCCAAGTGCACACGCCGACGCCAGTTGCTTCAAACTGCCGCTGCGCGCGGCTCAAGTACTCGATGATTGCGTAGCGCATCACGCACCACCCTGCTGCTGTTGGGCGGCGATGGCTGCGGGAGCCTTCGGAAGCGGCATCCAGTGCGTTGGCTCGATTGGCCAGCAGTTCGGAATGTCTTCCGCCTCTACCGCATCTTCGAACCAACCAGCCTCGACGCCTTCGGGGTCTTCCCAGTGCTCGGCGATGTAGTCGTCCGCCATCCATTGCCCGCGCATCGTGCGCCACTTACCGAATTCGTTGAATCGACCGAGCAAAAGTGTTCGGCCGTCCTTCGGCGCCGTCTCGATCGGCTGCCACGCATCCCGCGCATCCTGACCGCAGGACGGCTGTTCTGCGGTGGATCGCCTCGCCTCGCGGCAATCGTTCCATCCTGCGATGTACGCGCTCGACGAGTTCCGGAAGTCATCAGGCACGGGAGAGTCAGCCGTCAAGTACGACGGCAGCGCATCGCTCCCGGCAGGCAGGCCGCGCTCGCACACCTGTTTGAAATCGCGCAGGCGTACGTAGTAGCCCATGCCTTCATCGCCGAAGTCGATGCCGTAGACGAGCACACCGAGGCGATGCGCATGCTCGTGACCGTCGTCGCCGTTCGGGACCACAGGCAGGCCGCGCGGGAGGGCGGATTCGAGGGCGGCGCGAATTCCTGCCCTGTGTGGCTCTGGCGAATCTGGATGCGTAGCCAGCAACGCGTCATGCGCTTCGTTGTACGCATGGATCGCATTGCCGAACACCTCATCCGCTATCGGCCGCCGCTCCGGCTCGCCCAGGCCAGCAGGCCTTTCGACATGGTGCGGGCACGGTATCGGCTTCTCGTAGCAAAGCGGATCCAGCGCGCAGAGCGAGCCGACAGCATTCGGGTCCTGCTGCGCATCGTGCGCCGCCATCAGCTCCGCGTGCGTTGCAGGCTCCATGCTCAGCGGCGACTTCCCGCAGTTCGGGCAATCGCCCCAATGCGGTCCCGCGTCGCCGATCGTCACGGCCAGCTTTCCGGTGCCGCAGCAGCCGCATACCACGGTGTGCTTGGTTTCCATCGGTGGCTCCTAGGGTTCGGTGGTGAGCGTGAGCACGCCAGCGCGGCGCGGCCGTGCGAGCACGCCGTCGAGCAGGTCCTCGACGTCGACGGGGATGTCGTCCGGGGTGAGCGCGGGCTCCGCGCTGGTCCACACGAGGATCATTCCCTCGCGCACGGACACGGCGCGCACGCCGCGCGCGACGGGGTGCTCGACCGCCGCGAGCGCGAAGAGGTAGCGGACGGCGTCCTTCGCCGCGGTGTTGGCACAGGCCTCGAGGAAGGCACCGGCCGCCTTCAGCAGCCAAATGTAGACGCCGCGGCGCATGCGAGCGGCGCGCGCGGCCTGGCCGAGCTTGCGCTTGCGCGCGACGTCGGGGCCGGCGATCAGGTCGTGGAAGGCGTCGTGGAACGCGATGCGAGCGCGGTACGTGTTCGGCGCGTCGACGATGCCCGGGTGCTGTCGGTTGCCGCGCAGCGTCCGCAGCAAGCGGTTGTAGCCGAGGTGCTCGACCTTCGGGAACTCCCACGGCCGCTGGCAGGCCATCGCCATCGCCATTGCGGCGCCGAGCTT